AAAAGGGCTCTAGAAGTTTTAGAGTCCGAAGGTGTAGATCTTTATACGCTTATACCCGCTTGCGCCTGGAACGGCGCTGAAACAGTTGTCCTTGCGATAGCGAACTACCGGCGAAGTGCCGGCGTCATCGTCACAAGCCGTCTCTTTCATATAGATTGAGTAGGCTGGCAGGACACGCATACCCCAATCATCACGCAGTTTTTTGTACTTTGTGCGAAGGGAGTATGTTTCGAAGGTAAACCCGGCGTAACCAAGCTCTCTTTTACAGGGAGTAAGGGTAGTTCGGGGATCTGCTCCAAAGGGTAGGAGCAGATGGCCGTCTCCAAAACCGTCTGGGCCGAAAATTCTCAGCTCTGGCGGAATTAATGTCAGGAGAAGGTCAGCGACCTCATCTTCATAACCACGACGGAAAAAGTTGTGGAGTTTGAAGAGGGAAACACCGCTAAGTGTCTCTTTGAGGTAGCACGGGCGTATATTGATACCCCTTAAGTAGTCCGCTCCGCAAGATTCACGGAACGGTCCCGATGAGAAGCTTTTCTCGGGGTTTACGGAAAATCCGCAGGAGTTGAGAACCCTCGTTAAGAGGGGGACAGCTTCTGTGGGGACGATTATATCGTCACCGTAGACCTCGATCTCATCGACCCTCACGCCAAGGTAGCAACAAGTGCCGTAGGCAAGAGAGTAGAAAATCAGCGATTCCAAAGGGAAAGTAAATCCGTTCCCCATAGAGCTGAACTTCTGGAGCCTCAGTAAGCAGCCGTTATAAACCACGGTGCCTGTCCGGAGAGCTGATAGCGATTCGAACCACGGAAGTGGTAAGAGGTCGCGCACAAGCTCAGTGGATAGGGTGTCAGAGGCACTACTAAGGTCAAGAGTCGCTAAGGACCCGTCCAGCGAACCGCGTCGAGCGGCGCGCTGGTTGCGAGTCTGGTCGCGAAGATTCTGACCGATCCTGCGCAACCGCCCTGCGATGTAATCGCCAACCCCGAGCTGGACAAAGCTGTTCAGCACAGGCTCGACGACGATCGTTCGGGAGGTTTTCCAGGATTTAGGGGCGAAGCCAACTTTGCCGGCGTGGATTTCGACCGGCACGTGGCACGACTCCTGGTCTCCAAACGGAATCCAGGAGGGTGTCTCCTCCAATACGCTGCTAACGTACGGGATGAGCTCTTCGCTACATGCGAACGGGCCGCCTAGCTTGGTAGCATGGCAGGCATTTTTCTTTTGAATGGAGGTGGTTGCCCCCGGTCCAAAGCGCGGTCGCAGGCTTTCGAGAGTTGGGACTTCACCAAGGATAGCGTCGACTTTCCGCTGAGCCAAGTATAATACAGGCTCAACGCCAGGGAGGTTTTGAAGATTCCCTGAGCGACACTTCCTAAAGTGAGTATTAGTCTCTAAGCACTTCTTCTCGCTCTCAAGGAAAGACTTATAGGCAGTCTCGTCCCTGTCGATACCGAAGTCAAGGTCGTCACGCTTTTGGAAAAAAGCGCAGACTTGCCTGACTCGGATTGCGGTGGTGACGGAGATGCTTGTGTAGTCAATCTCCAGATCGCAAATACCCCGAAAATCATTGCTATCAAGAAGACTAGCAATTCGTTCCCGGATAAACCTTTCTGGGATTTCCTTAATGAGAGCTCGTGAGAGTCTAACGCAGACTTCATTGGTCTCTTCCGTGGATAGAGGTTCCACCCAGCTTTTGCCATTTAGCATTATAAAGCTCCTTAAGTAGGATAAAAAGTGGTGCGCACCTTGTAGGTGCGGCGCAGTCCTAGCTGGTTAAGTGGGCGAAACGCCCGAATCAATCAGCTCGACGGCAGGCCCGACGTTGTCGAGGATGCCGGCGCTCCAAGCAGTGTCGACCCCAAGCATGATCGCAGCAAGCATCATGCGTGAGTTCTTACGCTGCTGTTTAGTGGAGCGTGGGGGCCCGTAAGTGACGAACTCAGAGGTTACCGAGTAAGCCACCTTCGGGGGCGCAGTGTAGCCAGCGGCGTTTTGGCCGTTGACTGCTTCCATCACGGGAGTGACCAGGCGGACCGAGTACTTCGGGAGCCCGCTACGCAGGGTCTCTTGCGAGACAGTAAGCGTAGGTTGGGCCTCGAGAGGAACACCGGAGACATCCTGACGGTAGAATGCCACCTGCTTCCCGCCTTCGTTGCGAACGAAGATTGGGTTGAAAGTGTGCAATACTGCCGTGTCTTCGCCATCAGAGGCTTGTACTTGAGCAATTGAGCCCATAAGTAAGTTTTTCCTTCAAGTGGTTATTTTCGGATACCCGCGAACAAGGCAAGACTTGTTATAGCCTTTGCAAAGCTCGGGATTTTCGCTAGTGGTTTGGCCTGTGGACGTATCGGAACTGGTAGCTGCGTGAAGATCCTCCTGGTAAAGGAGTACTGCACGAAGTTGGCAGAACTTGGACGTTTAAGGAAAACCATACCGCTTGGAGCGCCAGAAGTTAGACGCAGGTAGCAGTAGTTATAGCGTGTACGTTTCCTGTAGCAAAGAACGTAGGTCCCTGTAACCGACTGAGAGAGCGATCGCGCGGATAGCCAAGAGCCGACTGGTACAAACCAGTCTGCTAAAAAGCTAAACGGCAAAAGCTCCCAGGCCAGACTAAGGGGATCCTGCAGACCTGCTAGCTGAGGGACATTAACC